GTGTTAGCATCTCTCTCTACTTGGAACATTAATCCTTTGAATCTTTCAACAGACCATCTTCCGTTTGAGTCAGTATCTAAATCGAAGATACCAGCAGTTGTTGTGTTAATTGCAGCGTCCGAGTTATCGTTGTCAGCAGCACCTACTTCAGCACCTCTATAAATTGATCTTACAACTTCTCTATTGATTTCAGCTAAGATTTCAGCAGATAAGATGTTTGATAATTCAGTTTCAGCGTCTAAACCATGGATTGCTTTTAAGTCTTGAGCAAGTTCCATAGTGTATTCAGCTTTAAGAGCTCTTGATTTAGCAGTCACAGTTGATTTCTCAATTGAGAAAGCCATCTCAGCGAAAGCGTTTCCGCTAGCATCGCCTAGAGCTTCAGCCGCAGCTGTAGTCATACCAGTACCAGTAGTGTAGTTTGGACCTGCACCTGGAATTGGAGCATCGTTAAGCACAGCAGGGTTTTCGCCTGATTGTGCAGTTTGTGAGAATCCTGTATTCGTTGACGAACCAGCAGCATTTCTACCACTGAAGTCTGAATCAGCTTCGTTAAATAAAGCTTCTGTGCCAGATTGGCTTGAGAATCTACTTCTCATAGCAAATATAAGACCAGTTGGTCCTGACATAGGTTGTACGCCACAAATATCGTATGCGATAAGATTTGGCATAGCTCTTCTAACTAAACTGATAAGAATAGGATTCCAGTTTTGTATAGATGAACCAGTTGCGTTTGAAGGAGCCGACTCAGACATAAACTGAGCGTCTTCTTTTAAACTTTTCTCTTGGTTCTCTAGTACAACAGAAGTGACTGCTCTTTTATAACTATCACCGATCTTTGGTAGATCAGGATGGTCTAAAACAGGCTGCCACTTGTTTTGTATAGTTTCTGATAAAAACATTTTTTTATCTCTCCCTTTTTCTTAGTTTAATTAAACTCTAAAAAGTTATTAGTATAACTTCTTAGCTTGGTTTTTACTAATTGCAGCTGTGTATGCAGCCATTGACTCAGATAAATCAACATCTGAAGTCATGTTCTCTGTTGCAGCTACTTCATTAGATTCAGTATCACTTGCTTTTGATTTCGGAAAGTAAGAATTTTTAATTGTTTCTACTTTCGTTCTGTAATCAGCAGCATCCACATACTCAATACTTTCTGCTAAACCTTTAAGTTTTTCAGTTTCAGTTTCAGCAAGGTCACTAGATACGTCATTAATAATGTCGTCTTTAGCAAATTCGCCAATTTTCTGATTTAACTCTACATTAGATTCTAATGTTTTGTTCATATCTTCTTTTAACTTAATGATTTGTGCAGCTTGATCTTCAACAACATCAAATTTACTTTCAGGTAAATCAATGTAGTGAGTTTCAAAAAGTTTCTTCATGCCACCAATAAAGTCTTCAGTAATTTCTGCCTTTAGACCTTTTTCGATAGCCAATTCGTTGTCTTTCATCCAAGATTCAACAACGTAATTTAGATAAGCGTCAACTTTTTCAACAATCTCACCTTTAACTTCTTCAGTTTTTTCAGCAACTTTGTCTTCGTATTCGCTTTCTAATTTCTCAATTTCTTCTACAAGTTTTGCTTTAACAGCACTTTCAAAGATAGTCGCAGCTTTTTGTTTAAACTCTTCCGATAGTTCTTCACCATCTGTAAGAGCAGAAACATCTTCTTTCATGTCCATATCTTTTACTTTATCTTTAGCAGAAGCCTTGATTTCTTTTTTCTTGTCTTCTTCCTCTTTCATATCTTTGTGGTAAGAAGCCATGATTTTCTCTTTATCAGCAAGTTCTTTTTTCATTTTGTCGATTTCAGCTTTCAACTCTTTCTTTTCGTCTTCAGCTTCTTCTTTCATCTCTTTGTCTTTTTGAGATTTAATTTCTTTCTTATCATCATGTGCAGTTTCTTTTTTATCTTGCGATTTTTTAAGAGCATCTAAAGCAGCCTTAGGCATTTCGCCCTCTGACATTTCTTTTTCCTTATCAGCTTGCGCCTTTAATTCTTTTTCTTTGTCAGCCATAGTTTCTTTCATCTTTTCGATCTCAGCTTTAATCATGTCTGATTTCTTATGGTCTTCTGCTTCTTTCATTTCTTTTTCTTTGTCGTTCACTTGAGCGTTCATTTTTTTAATGTCAGCTTGTGCTTTCATCATTTTTTCTTTTTCTTTATCTTCACCTTCTTTGACATCTTTTTTCATGTCTTCGTAAGTTTCATCTTTTTGTTTTTCTGGATCTGCGTTTGCTTTTAAAGATTGCATAGGTTCAGCTGGTTTTGCACTTTTTTGTTGTGGGTCACCTGTAATGTGGTTTACCCCTTGTGCGAAATCAATTTTGCCATCAGTTGGGCTTGTGACAGCCTTTGTGATAACATTCTGAATAGTTGCACCTAATGATTTTGGTGCCTCAGCTGGAGCAGCATTCTTTTTAGGAGCGTCTGGAGCAGTATTCTGCGCCTGCATATCCATTTTTTTGCCGTTTTCCATTTTGGTTTCCTCTTATTATTAATAGTTTATTGCAATAATGGACTAAAAATAGTCAATTATTATTTATAAAATTACAGTTTTCTAAGAAAGTTCTCAAACACAATAGCATTTTTCTCTGCTCTTGCGACTCGTTCTTTACTCTCAACCTGTAATTTTAATTCTTTAACCTGTGCTTCTTTCAAAATCCCATTATCCCAAATCCATTCTTTGCCTTCCATAATGCCTTCTACAAAAGCGTCTGGAGCAGATGGATCAGCAACTATATCAGCTGCTGTCGCAAGGTAAAAATCGTTATTGACTACATTGGCACCTTGACTATTTGATAGTGTGCCCATACCTCGGGAAGAAACGCCTAATCTTGCACCTTCATCTATAAGTGACTTCACAATTTTTCCATATGGTGTGTCTAGGACTCTTGCTTCTCCGATAAAATTATTGCCTTCTGGATACAGAGCTTTAATCATGTGACTAACTCTTTCTAGGTTAACGGTGGGACCGTCTGGATGACCTAGTTCGCCAAATGCTCTGTTTTTATTGATAAATTCTCTGTTGTATCTTACAACTTCTCTTTGAAGAATCTCTTTTGGATACATTCTGCCATTTTTATTCTTAATGTCAGATTGCATAAAGATACCTTTAATGGCATAATTTTTCTTGCCATTTGTTTCTTCTACAATGTATTCCGCTTGTTCTATTTCTTCGGTAATTAGCTTCATAAGTATCTATCTCTTAATTTCTCTCTAATATTTATACAAATTTTTATCTAAACTCGGCAATAATCGTGTAATTATCACCATTTGCAAAATTTTTCGTAGATAGTAAAACATCACCTGTTGGTGTTGATGAGTTATTTGTTATTTCATTACCATCTGCTCTTAAATCCCAAAAACCGTGACCAGACAATAAAACTGCGGTAGCGTTTGTTGCACCATCCCATATTAGTTCTACTGCTGATTTACTATCAGAGGTGTTAATAGACCAATATAACTTTGATATTTTTCTATTACCATCTTCAGTCATAAAAGTTAATTCAGAAGCGTCAACTTTTTTGACTAGAGTTTCACCTGTACCATCAGAGAAGTTTGTAAGTTTAGTTGTAAACTTCACACCTGAAGTATCTGCGATTGTTAAGCTTGAAACTGTATCAGCCATTTGTAAATCCTTTTTCTTTTCTAAATTCTACTATTATATTATATGTTGACACCGTGTTATCAGTTGACACAAGCACATCACCTGTTGGATTGACAAGTGATATGCCTGTATCTTCTTGTTTAATTCGTGGTTCGTTTTTCTTCAAACCATAATTACCACGTCCACTAAATTGTGTTGCAACTTGTTCATCTGTCTCAGCGTCAAAGAAAAAAGTTAAATTTCCTGAACCGAGTATTTCATAATACAAGTGTGCAATTGACAAGTTAGGACTTGACGTTGCGCCTGATAATATACTTGCGTCTAATAATTTTTCTTTTGTTTCACCACCTAGACCATTTGCTTTTATGATAGTTTTAAAATTATCATCAGCTAATGTTGTTGTGGTGAACGCCATTATTAACTATAATTAAAATTGTCTTTTACTACTTCAATTACAACATAACCACTTGCACTTACCGTTGTGATTGAAATATCACCATCGGTTGCATGTGTAGCAGCACCTGCTGTATTCACAATTGTACCTGCGTTATAAACATCACTACCTGATAATGATATTGCTTTCTCTGCTGTTGCACCATTTTTTATAAATGATAATGTAGCGTAACCTGTAAGCGCAAATTTTAGACCTCTAATTTTTAACTGCCCACCATTTTGGTGTGCGTCTAATCCAGAAGCGTCAATTACGGTTGTGGTAGCGCTGTCATTTGTAAATTCCACTAATACTTTTGCAAACCCTCTAGTGTCTGATAGAGTTCTACTTGATATTGCCATATGCTATTCCCTTTACCTTTATCTTCTTAAAATTGTTAATGTTTCTTTGTCAAAGTAATTCATTAAATCGTTCACCTTAACATTATACATTTTAGAGGCCGCTTTGACATTCTTTTCAAAGTCAGCGATTACATCTGCTGATTTATCAGCAGCTCTAAAAACCATATCTACAGCTTTCTTCATCTTAGGCGTTAACTTATTGTATTGCCTAGTTCGCTTGTAGTCGTTGCTGTCAGTAATTATTTCTTTTTTAAATTTACTGAGCGTCTTGTTCATCTGCAGGCACCTCTTCAGCAGGAGTTTCCTCTGCTGGTGTTTCTATGTTCTCTCCTGAGAATACATCAACTTCAGGTGCTTGCACACCTTGTTGTCCTGTAAACATAGATTTTGCCACATCAGTTTTAGCGTCATCTAAAGTTGCACTAACTTTATTTGACATTACGTCATTAAAGTTTTTCTGTGCTTCTGCGTTGTCGCCTTTATCCAAGTTATCTACGAAATTTTTTAAATTTTCTTTACTCATCTTTTATTTCCTCTTTTTCACTTGATTGTTCAGGTTCAGCAGGTTGTTCTGCCTGTATTTCTGTATCAATCTGTTTTTGTTCTAACTCGTTTTGTTTTAAAATTTTTGATCTTACATATTGATGACTGTAATACTTACCAACATATTGTTCTAAATCTCTAGCAAGATTAACTCTTTCTCTCATCATCTCACTATGTTTTAGTTCAGCAAAGTATCCATCTTGTAAGTAAGTGTATGTAATATCATTTTGCATATTGTTCCATTCTTCAGGAGCAATAACACCTTTTAAAACAAGTTGTGTTTTTAATAGATCATGGAATAACATACAGAATTTTTTTCTTAATCTGCCTACAAATTTAGTAAACTTAACTTCATCTCTACTAATTTCAGCTGCACGACCAAGGTTAAATCCTGATCCACTTTCTAATCTACTAATAGGTACGTTTAGAGAACGATATAGTTTTCTTTGGAAGTATTCTATATCTTGTATCTCACCTAGATTTTGACCGCCAGGTAAAGTTGTAATTTCAGTTCCTCTCCCACCTTCTCTACGAGGTAACCAAAAGTCTTCTAACATACTCATATAGTTTCTGTCATCTCTTATTTCACCTGTACTTGCGTCATATACAAGTTTATTTCTATATCTAGCCATAACATCTCTTAAATATTGTTCAGCTTTGATCTTAGGTAAATTACCTACATCAATATAGAATATTCTTCTCTCAGGTGCCCTAGCAATTCTGTATATTACAACAGCGTCTTCAATCATTCTTAATTGATTGACAGGTTTAATTGCTTTGTGTAAATAAGATAAAACTAAATTATGTGTCTGATCTATAAGACCAGAAGGGCAATATGCAATTGCGTCTGTAGCAATCTTCAACCCACCTACATTTGAAGCTGCTGTAGGATGTATTCCCTTTTCATTATACATAAAGTATTCCTGAAATTTATCAGAGAAAGAAAAAGAACCTGGTACGCCATCTACTCTTTGTTTTCTAACTTCTCTTATCTTCTTAATCTTTCTAGGATCAATGTATCTTAATTCTGTTATCCCTAATCTTGGTGAGTCTTTATCTATAATCTTATGATAATAAACTCTGCCGTCAACATACCATCTTCTAAAGATGTCATGTCCTTTAATATCAAAACTTAATAGTTTAAGTACCTCTGCAAATGATTCTCTCATTTTCTTTTTGATTGAATCACTATAATTTACTTTACTTAAATCTAATTGTACTGATTGTTGATTTTCATTAGAAACTATTGCTTCTGAAACAATATCCTCTATTGCAAGGTCACACTCGGGATGTAGTGCTACCTCTCTATATCTTCTTATTAAGTCTAGTTCGTTTCTAGCGTTTGTATCGAACCCACCGTAAGACGCAAAGAACCCACCAGCAGGGACGGTTTGTGTTCCGTCCTCTGCTTGTGGAGGTACTATGTTTTGTCTTGGATCGGTTGACTGAGTGCCTAAACGCTCTATCTTAAACCCAAATAGTTCTGCCATATTATATCCTCAATTCTACTTAATTATTTAGTCGTCTATTAAGTAGTAGTATTTGTTTCAAAGTATTGGTATCTATGCGTAGCAGTAAAAGATTCTACTGCATTGTTAGTACCGTAATCCAGACCAATGTCGTCCAATGTAGTTGGGAACATTCCTCTGAAAGTGTATGATTTAATCACGTTACCGTTTCGATCTAATTGGTCAACGAAAGAGTCAACTTGATAGTCAGCAGGATTAACAAGGCCTTCATTATCAGACATATTGTTAATACCATTTAACCATCTCTCGTATGCGTTTCTAATTAAGAAGTCAGTATCATTTAGCATAGTTGTAGTCCATGTACCGAATGTTCTATCACCCGCTACATATAACTCCCTACCTCTAAATGGTATCGCAACTTCTCCCAAGGTCATTCCTGGTAGACTTGTTGATGTACATAAGAAAGACATTGTTTCAGTCTCTCCACCTACACTTGCAAATCCTGGAAAAGGCATTGTCACTCTAAACTGATTGGCTCGAGCTCCACCGCCTCTTAACTTACTTTTAAAGTCATTTATATTTGGCATGGTTCTACGCTCCTATCACTTCTTCAAACGATACGCCTGTTCTAGTCGCAACG